CCTATAATTAACATTAATACAGACGATTATAGTGATAACACCGAACAAAACGACAAACAGAACGACAATCAATCGACAAACGACCGACAAACGCAACTGTTTTCAAGCGACAACAGTATAAGAATATATAAAGAAGAATATAAAGAATTAAAAGAATCTCTCTCTTCTCGCGCACGCGCGAAGGAGGCAGAGAGAGAGACATTTTTTGAAATTTTCTTTTTCAAGAATTTTATAAATCCCGATTACGAAGTCGAACGATTCTGCGCTAATTACGAGGCATCGGGCTGGATTCGTAAAAACGGACAAGCCGCTATCGACCGCCCGGCGCTTGCGCGGACATGGACGCAGGAAGATAAAAACGCCACGCCACGCTTCAACGCCGATTTTCTTGCGAAATACCGACGTTTCTACGACCTCGTAAAGCAAACGAATCCGGTGCTTGCGCCGATATTCATTCACGATCTGGAATTGGTATTTATCGACGCCGAGCGCAAACGGCTAACATTCCGCTGCACGCGGCAGATGGCCGAAGCCGTCGAGGCCAATGTCCGGTTCTTTCGGGATAACTTTTTCGACAAACATTTCGCGGGCTGGACGCTACACTACCAAACCCCGCGAATCTAAAAACAACAACGCACGATGAAAAACAAAAACGACAAGCGGGGCAAGTCCCCGGCAAATTTCTACGACAGAATCGCCGAAATGCTCAACAAGGCGGCTATTCCGCAGACGATCACAGTCGAGGCCGAGGGAGTTTCGCCCGAAACATTCTTGGCGACAGGGATCACGAAACGCGAACTGTATGCCACCGTCGCAATGGCAAGCCTTGCGCACGCCGTCGTAACCACCCCACCCACCGGAGGCGGCAGACTTCGTTCAGACTGGGCGCGGCGCGTGGCTACACAAGCCGCAGAGCTGGCCTACTACCTCGACGAAGCACTCGGCGAGATCGAACGAAACGGCGAACCCGCAAAAGATTCAAGACGATGAAAATTCTGTATTTGCCACTCAAAAAGGAGTGGTACGAAATGATCGAGCGGGGCGATAAGCGCGAAGAGTACCGCGAAAATACCCGTTACTGGAAAACGCGGCTTATCGACACGGTAATATACGACGAGGGGGACGAGGAGACCGAAAGCCCGGTATTTATATTCTTCAAAGACTACGACGCAGTTTGTTTTTCCTACGGCTACACCCGCCGCCGGATGCTATGGGAGTGCAAAGGCGTTGATTTTGGCCGAGGTCGCCCGGAATGGGGTGCGCCCGATCACGAAACATTTATCATCAAACTTGGAAACCGACTGAACGATGAGAGATTACAGTAAAGATTTCGCCGAATGGCGAAAATGGCGCGACGAAAAAGGGTTGCCGCCTATCTACGACAACCCGGCCGACGCGGGTATCGAAACGGATTTCCGGGTCGGGCAGCAAGTGTCGTTCACGAACGAATACGGCGTGCGGTTCGAACCGCACGTGATAATGGGATTCTGCAAACCGGAGCTTTCGGGCCGGTGCGTCTACCTCGACTACGACTGCTACTGGTTCCCGACGGAACTCAAATCGTTAAAACCCTATCGGAAATGATGTCCCAGCCGACTTACATAGCCTCGTGTTCGTTTGGCAAGGATAGTATCGCAACAATTCTCCTTGCCCTCGAACATGACGAACCACTCGACCGGGTGGTATTCTCGGAAGTGATGTTTGATCACGCACGCAACATCAGCGGCGAGATTCCGGAGCACATCGGGTGGATATACGACACAGCTATCCCGAAGCTGCACGACATGGGCATCCACGTCGACGTGGTACGCGCCGAACGGGACTACTGCTATTTTTTCGCAAATGCCGTCGGGGGGGGCACCACGCGGGGAAGACTTACGGGTTCCCGCTCGGCGGCAAATGCTTCATCAATCGGGATTGCAAAGTCGCGCCCATACGAAAATACCTCGCCGAAATTGCTGGCGGTCCCCTGCGTGCCAAAACGAATATCGTGCAGTACATCGGTATCGCCGCAGACGAACCGCGACGACTTGCCAAACTCACGGAGAACCGAATGTCGCTCTTGGCGAAATACGGCTACACCGAGCAGATGGCGAAACAGCTTTGCGCCACTCACGGGTTACTGTCGCCGATCTACACGACCGGGACACGCGGCGGATGCTGGTTCTGCCCGAACTGCAAAATACAACATTTCGTCAACCTGCGACGCAATCATCCCGAACTATGGGCAGAATTGGTCGAGTTGAGCCATACGCCGAACTTGTGCAGCTACGGATTCAAATACGGCCTTACCGTGCAGGAGGTCGAAAAACGGATGAATGCAGAAGAACAACAGCTAAAACTTTTTTAATCACAACTTTCCATGAAAGACATTCATCATACCTGCCGATGCACCGGGCAACAGTTTACGTTCAAAGAGTGGTGCGCGTGGCTTGATAACCACAAAAAAAGCCGGACAGGATAGCGGTAAATTCGTGGCGTTATCGTACAACGGTTTCGATTTCAACATTCACGACGTATGCCTAACGCCTAACAGACCTGTCCGATTATTCAACCACCATTGTATCGTGGAGGTTAAAACGGCGCAGTCGCCGACAGGACGCTGGGATTACGGGCTGGATGTCAACTTGCACAATTCGGGCCATTACGTCGGGGCCGGATTCGTCGACGATGTGCAAAAGGGATACCCAACGGAAGCCGCCGCGATTCTTGCCGCCCTGCTCGATGCCCGCAAATCAGCCGAACGTGAACTGGCGAACTGTTCCGGTCGCTCCCGGTCGAATCTCGACAACGAGGACGACGAAGACGGATTCATCAAAGACAGCACGCTGGCCCCGTATATTCGGAATATCATCAAGCAAATCGACGATCAGCGCCGTGCAACGGCGTTCAAACAACTAACCCTATTTTGATTATGACACGACACGTTGAATCGCACATGCAACGAATGTGCGTCGGTTGGTTCCGGCTCCAATACCCCGCCGTCGGCAAACTCCTGTTCGCCGTTCCGAACGGTGGCGCACGGAGCCGCACGGAAGCCGCGATAATGAAAGCAGAGGGCGTAACCGCAGGCGTTACCGACCTTATCCTGCTGCTCGGACGCGGAGGCTTCAACGCCCTATGTATCGAAATGAAGACTACCGACCGACGTTCCGCCCTATCGGACGCACAAATCGAATGGCGCTCGCTCACAATCGCGAACGGAAACAGACACGTCGTCTGCCGGACGTTAGAGGAATTCCAGTCGGAAATACGCTGGTACATGGCGCGCCCGGCAAATAACGAACCACGGGACGAAATCACCTGTGTCCGCCCGATAGTTCCGCCGTCCGTCGAAGAGATCGAGCGAGCATTTGGGAAAATCAGGCGACGCAAAATCAATCATCAACCAACAAAAACCGAGAAACAATGACAACACACAACCCGAAATTCAGAGGGACGCCCGGCCCGTGGCGGGTCGACGGACACGAACACAAAAACGGCGTCGTAGAATATACCATCGTTTCGATTTCCGGCGACGCTGTCGGCTGCGCTCCCGTCGCAGAGGTACTGCGCAATAACCCGCGCCCGATGCCGGAACAACGCATCGAGGCCAACGCCCGACTATTGGCAGCCGCGCCCGACCTGCTCGCCGTGGCGGGGATAGACGTATATCGGGGATTCGAGTATTTTTTCGTACTCCTTCCAGCCGTCGAGCCGTTCGAGCTGGTCGGCGCCCATCAGGATCGAAAACTCCATCTCCGCGCCGTGGTTCTCGGTCAGATAGCGCAGCGTGTCGATTGTGTACGAGGGTTTGGGCAGCAGAAACTCCACCACCGAAGGTTTGATCCGCTCCGGCAGGCGCGATGCGGCGCAGGCCCTTTCCGCCATCTCGAAGCGGTCCATTTCGGGCGCCAGTTCGGCGGCCCGCTTGTAGGGGCTTTGGGGCGAGACGACGAGCACCGCTTCGTCGCACAATCCCTGCTCCACGACATATTCGGCCAAGGCGATATGGCCTTTGTGTACGGGGTTGAACGACCCGAAATAGAGCATTACGCGCTTCATGACCGGCCGGTTATGAATTCGTCGATGATGCGGGTGGTCTCGGCGATGGCTTCGTCGAGCGAGTCGTTCACGACGATGTGATCGAATTCGGGGGCTTTCGTCAGCTCGAATTCGGCCTTCGCCACGCGGCGGTCGATCACCTCCGGGGCATCCGTGCCGCGGCCTTCGAGCCTGCGGCGCAGCTCCTCGACCGAAGGCGGCATGACGAATATCGAGCATGCGTCGCCGCCGAAGATACGCTTGAGATTGATGCCGCCGATCACGTCCACGTCGAAAACGATGATGTTGCCTTTGGCCCAGATGCGCTCAACTTCCGAGCGCAGCGTGCCGTAGCAGGTGCCTTTGTAAACCTCTTCCCACTCCACGAACCGGTTTTCGGCCACGGCCTGCATGAACTCTTCGTGCGTCATGAAGTGGTAGTCACAGCCGTGCCGTTCGCATCCGCGGGGTGCGCGGCTGGTCGCCGAAACCGAAAATTCGAACTGCGGAAAACGCTTCAGCAATTCGCGTACGATGGTGGTTTTTCCCGAACCGCTCGGAGCGGAGAATATTACGACCTTGCCCATTATAATATGTTCAGTACCTGTTCCTTGATCTTTTCCAGCTCATCCTTCATCTTGACTACCAGAATCTGGATGTTCGATTCGTTGGCCTTCGACCCCATGGTGTTGATCTCACGGCCCATTTCCTGCGCGATGAAGCCCAGTTTGCGGCCGGCGCCCTCTTCGCCCGCGGCCACTTCGCGGAAGTATCTGCAGTGGTTCGCAAGGCGGACCTTCTCTTCGGTGATGTCGAGCTTTTCGAGGTAGAAGATCATCTCCTGCTCCAGCCTGTTGCGGTCCACGTCGGCCTGCAGCTTTTCGAGGTTGTCCAGAATCCGGGCCTTGATCGTTTCGGTGCGTGCTTTCTCGTACGGTTCGATCTCGTTTTTGATCTGCTCGATGCGGTCGATGCGGCGGAGCAGGTCGGCTATCAGCGTGGTTCCTTCCTGAGCGCGGAACTCGTCGATGCG